ATCAGTAGAGGACGCAGTAGTCTAATAAGAGGGGGGCCTTTGCTCCTCTCTTTTCATAATGTAAAGGAAACTAAGTGGCAATAAAACTATTCGGATTCACACTCGGGCAAAAAGATATAGTAAAGAAGGAAGACCCTCAACAGGCTTCCTTCTCCATACCTACTGAAGCATTAGATGATGGTGCGGTTACCATCACTCAAAATGCTCATTTTGGTACCTATGTCGATTTAGAAGGTTCTGTTCGAAATGAACTCGAACTCATCACGCGATATCGTGAAATGTCAAATCACCCAGAGTGTGATCAGGCAATAACAGAAATCGTTGATGAAGCTATCTGTCATGATAAAGATGGTCGAGTAGTAGACAAGAAAAAAATCCGTGAAGAGTTTGACACCATTCTTAAGATGTTAAACTTTTCAAATCTCGCTGATGATATATTTCGCCGTTGGTACATAGACGGAAGGATCTACTATCACGTAATTGTAAACGAAGCAAACCCCAAAGAGGGTATCAAAGAACTACGATATATCGATCCAAGAAAGATACGTAAAGTTCGTGAGATACAAAAGGGAAGAGATCCGAGAACTGGTGCGGATGTTATTAAAGCAATTGCAGAATATTATATTTACAATGATCGTGGTACTACAACACAATCATTTACCGCAGCAGCAAATCAAGGTTTACGAATTGCACCAGAAGCAATCATCAATGTAAATTCTGGATTGATGGATGCAAAAAATACTTTTGTTATTTCATTCTTACATAAAGCAATCAAGCCACTCAATCAATTACGAATGATTGAAGATGCTACGGTAATTTATCGTATTAGTAGAGCACCAGAGAGAAGAGTTTTCTACATTGATGTAGGTAACTTACCAAAAGGTAAAGCTGAACAGTATATTCGAGATATCATGATTAAGTATCGTAATAAAATGGTTTACGATGCAAGCACAGGTGAACTTCGTGATGATCGCAAACATCTATCAATGCTTGAAGACTTTTGGTTACCAAGACGCGAAGGCGGTAAGGGTACTGAGATCACAACATTACCTGCTGGGCAAAATCTTGGTCAGATGGATGATGTTTTGTATTTTCAGAAAAAATTATTTCAATCGATGAATGTTCCTTATTCAAGACTCGAAGCTCAGTCTGGTGGATTAGTTGGGCTTGGTAGAACAACAGAAGTCACCCGTGATGAACTTAAGTTCAATAAATTCATTACCAAAATACGCAATAAGTTTTCAAGAATATTTGATGAAGCTCTCGAAACACAATTAGTATTAAAAGGTATCTGTACAAAAGAAGAATGGGTAGAGTTTAGAGATGCTATCTATTTCGAGTATAAGAAAGATAATAATTTCACTGAACTGCGTGATGCAGAATTGTTACAAAATAGATTGCAATTATTAGGCCTTGTTGATCCATATGTTGGTCGTTATTACTCTCAAGAATGGGTGAAGAAAAACGTTTTGCAATTGACTGATGATGATATTAAAGAAATGCAAAAGCAAATCGATTCAGAGCCAGAACCTCAACCTATGGATGCAAATGGTCAACCAATGGATCAATCACAAGAGCAACCACAAGAAGAAGAACCTGTTGATAATACAATTGAAAGAGGCTCTGAAGAGTCTGATACGCCTGAACTAGACTCAGTAGTTAAAAGATTTAGTCGGGTAATAAATACAAGATAAGGAGTTAATTATGGACGCAAGACAATTTTTGGATATGTTAGCTGCTGGACAAAGTTCGGAAGCTAAAGATGCATTTGCAGAATTGCTATCTACTAGAGCTATGGAAGCTCTCGAAGCAAAAAAACAAGAAGTAGCATCTACGTTATTTAACGGAAGAGAAGAAGGTGAAGAAATTACTTCAGTTGAACAATCATCAGAACAAAACTCAGAAACAGAAAAAGAAGAATGAAAACATTACAAAAATTTAAAATCATTCTAGAAGAAGAAAAAAAAGACTATAGCAAATTTGATGCGTTAGTCCGTGCTGGGTTAGGCAACAAAGCTCAGATACAAAGATTACATCAGATTTTAGCGAAGATGGAAGAAGATCGCCCATCTTTCACAAATGCTGATAAACAGATTATACAAAACTTATTTAATAAAATGGTGGATTTAATTACCAACAATCCACAAGTATTCAGACAAACTAAAAAAGCAGTCAGTGAAGGTATTCATGATACATCAGATTATAAACTTAGTAAATCTGGAAAAAAAGTGAAAGCTCATCGTGTAAGTTTCGATGATGAAGAGAAAGAAGAAGTCAAAGAAGAAATACTGATTGGAGAATCTCTGTCTTCAGATCCTCCTTTTGTAGTTTTACTAAAGAGAACTGCGATTCGTTTATATCCAAATGGAATGCGTGTTGCTATTTACCATAGTGACCGATTGAATAGAGATTTTGCTATTCCATTTAATGAAGGTGAAACTGGTTTCGTTCAATCTGAAGAGTATATTGAAGAAGCAGTTATGGATACTCTTCATAAAATTGTTGCAGGCAAATCTGCACAGAGCGTTAAGTTTGCTTCTGGAGAAACTAGAAAGATTGATCATTTCACTGCATCAGCAATCACTCAAGTGCATAAAGCATTGAATGATGAAAATAAGAAAAAGTTTGCTGATATGGTACATAAGTCTCCAGCTCATTTCGAAAAAGCTGCATCTTTTGCATTCAGTAAAGCGAAATGAGATTTGTAGATTTAATATTGCAGAACAAATTAGTTGAAGCAAAACAATTATTTTTTGCTCAATTAAGTGAGAGAATTTGTAAAAGATTAGAAGAGAAACGCCGTGAGATATCGGCAGATATATACGGTGATGATGCAGATATTCTCGATGAAGGTAACATCGTAAGACAAGGAAGAATACAGAAGATTCGTAGAAGAATACGAAGAGATGCAAAAGGTAGAATTATTGTCCAACGTAATGTAAGACGATCAGCAGTAAAAGGTTATAGAGTATCTGGTACTACAGTAAAAAGAATACCAGTTACACAAAGATTACAGAAAGCAAGAAAGTTAAAACGATACTGGAAAACAAAAGGCAAAGCAAGACTGAATAGAACTTTACTCAGAAGAAAAATGTCTATGCGTCGCCGCAAATCAATGGGAATAAGATAAAATGCCACACGAAGTTGTAAACAATCTTAGAAGCACCAGTATTATTCGTGCTGTTGATCCTGGCACATACACTATCACTCTGAATAATTTATCTTCCAATACTCAGTTAGAAACAGTATCGGCGGTTAATATTAAACGAGTTGTGTGGTCAACGAACGGATCGATTACGATTGGAAGAGGAGACGGACCCACTCTAATGTTAGCACTACATAATGCTGGGCAAATGTATTTCGATGAACTCGGATACTCAATCGCAAATACTAATACTGGTAATGTTGTGGTTACGATTGCTACTGGCGGTTCAATCGCAATCGAGGTTTCAAAAATAGCAACATATTCTACCGCATTGGAAAACATATGAAACTAATTAAAGAAACAGTAGAGAATGTTAGATATCTAACAGAAACTACAGAATCAGGTAAAAAGAATTTATACATTGAAGGACCATTTTTAGTTGGCGAACAAGCTAACAGAAATCGTCGCATGTATAAGATTGATACCCTTAGGGAAGAAGTCGGTAGATATACTGAAGAGTATATTAAAAGTAATCGTGCTCTAGGTGAACTTGGGCATCCAGATACGCCTACGATTAATCTTGAGAGAGTTTGTATCAAGATTGAATCGTTAAGAGAAGACGATCAAAACCGATTTATAGGAAAAGCAAAAGTATTAGAAACTCCTTATGGGAATATCGTTAAAAACTTTATCGATTCTGGTGTTAGTTTAGGGGTTTCTTCAAGAGGTATGGGTTCTTTGATTCCTGGTCAAGATGGTATCAATATTGTTGCAGATGATTTTAGATTAGCAACTGCTGCTGATGTTGTTGCGGATCCTTCAGCACCAGGAGCATTTGTAAACGGTATTATGGAAAACAAAGAGTGGCTATTCGTTGAAGGACGTTTTGTTGAAGTTGACATTGATAGAACTAAACAAATAATTCAGAGAGCCTCAAGAAAAGATATTGAGAAAGTGGCGGTTCGCCTTTTCGAAAACTTTTTATCAAAACTTTAAAAATATAAATATATAAACACAAAAGGAGATTCCTAATGGCTACTAACAAACTTTTTGAGGCTGCTGCTGAAATTCTTGCCGCAGGAAAAGGTAAGAATGCTATGCCTCCACAAAAGCTAGAAGGCGAAGTTCAAGTGGCTGGTGGACCAACACCAGAGAACGCAAAGCCTGATGATGATTCACACAAGATGACTTTTGCTGCAAAGAGTGCTGCTGCACCAACAACTAAGCCATCGGCCGCTTCAGCAAAGACAGAAGAAGTTGAAACTGAAGAAGAAGTTGTTGCTGAAGAGCATCTTGAAGAAAAGATGGCTTGGAAAAAGAAAATGAAAGAAGATGTAGACGCTCTATTCTCAGATGATGAAACAATCTCTGAAGAATTTAAAGTTAAAGTATCTACTATTTTCGAAGCTCGCGTACAAGATCGCGTCACTCAACTTGAAGAACAGATCGAAGCTCAGTATGCTTCAATGTTAGAAGAAGCAGTCGAATCTGTTAAGCAAGAACTTACAGAGAAGATCAACGACTATGTTGGTTATATCGTCGAAGAGTGGATGGAAGAAAATCAAATCGCTATTGAAAAAGGTATTCGTGCAGAACTTACCGAAGACTTTATCAATGGCTTGCGTAATCTATTTGCAGAACATTATATTGATGTTCCTGCTGAGAAAGTTGACCTCGTTGATGAGTTGGCAACCAAAGTTGATGAACTTGAAGCCAAACTCGACGAAGAAGTTGAGCGTAGTGTAGAGTACCGTACGGCACTCATTGAGGCTTACAAAGAAGTTGTTACCCACGAAGTTTGTGAAGGTTTAGTGGCTACTCAAGTTGCAAAGATTAGAGAACTCGCAGAGAGTGTAGATTTTTCCACAGAGGAAGAATATAGACAGAAACTTGAGATCATCCGCGAAAATTATTTCCCTTCTGGTGTAAAAAAAGCTGATGCAGCACAACTTAATGAGCAAGTAGACAGTGATGAGAAAGTAGATGTTACAGATCCCATCATGAAGTCTATTGTTCAGTCAATCTCTAAAACAACAAGAATTTAATTTTAATAAGACCAAGGAGAATTAAATGTTTCTTTCTGAACAACTACAAAAGAAGTGGCAGCCTGTTCTAGAACACGCTGACCTTCCAAAAATTACTGACCCATATAAGCGCGCTGTTACCGCTGTTATTCTTGAAAATCAAGTTCAAGCAATGGCAAAAGAAGCTGGCGTTCTTAACGAAACGGCTCCAACCAACTCTTCAGGTACAGGCGGTTTCGGTGGTGCAGACGCACAGAATGCTGGTCCAGTTGCAGGTTTCGACCCAATTCTTATCAGCCTAGTTCGTCGTTCACTTCCAAATCTTATCGCTTATGATATCTGCGGCGTTCAGCCAATGACGGGTCCAACAGGAATGATCTTCGCAATGCGTTCAATGTATGGCACAGATCGTAGTGCATCAACTGGCGCAGAAGCATTCTACAACGAAGCTAACACAGCATTTGCTGGTGCAGGCACACAACAGTCACTTGGATTAAAAGCTACAACTAGCGATGTTCCTTACGGTGTGTTTGATGCTAACACAGGCACAGCAATGGCAACTGCTACTGCTGAAGGTCTTACACCTGCTGAGATGGGATTCTCAATCGAGAAAGTTACTGTTACTGCTAAGACTCGTGCTCTTAAAGCAGAATACTCAATGGAACTTGCACAAGACCTTAAAGCAGTTCATGGTCTTGACGCAGAAACCGAATTGAGCAACATTCTTTCTTCAGAGATTCTTGCTGAAATCAACCGTGAAGTTCTTCGTACAATCTACACTGTTGCTAAAGTAGGTTGCAAAACAGGAACGACAACTGTTGGTACTTTCGACCTCGATACAGATTCGAATGGTCGTTGGATGGTTGAGAAAGTTAAAGGTCTTGCTTTCCAGATCGAGCGCGAAGCAAATCAAATCGCCAAGTTGACTCGTCGTGGAAAAGGTAACGTCTTGATTTGCTCTTCAGACGTTGCATCTGCTCTTGCAATGGCAGGAATCCTTGATTATAACTCAGCCCTTCAGGGTCAAGTTAATCTAACCGTTGATGATACAGGCAATACATTTGCTGGTACTCTCTTCGGTCGTATCAAAGTTTACATTGATCCATATTTCCCAACTGCTGCTACTTCTGAATTCGCAGTTGTTGGATTCAAAGGATCGAATGCTTACGATGCTGGTCTCTTCTACTGCCCATACGTTCCTCTACAAATGGTTCGTGCAGTTGATACCAACACCTTCCAGCCAAAGATTGGTTTCAAGACTCGTTACGGTCTTGTTGCTAACCCATTTGCTGAAGGTACTGTTCAGGGTAACGGTGCTCTCAATCCTACCAAGAATAACTACTATCGTGCATTCAAGATTTCTAACATTATGTAATAATAATAAAGTAGTATAGAGAGGTAAAACTCTCTTTTAAAGGGGACCGAAAGGTCCCCTTTTTTTTATTG